CGTTGCTTTCGAACTGCTTCCCTGTAGACCTCTTTCTTCTTCTCTCCGAATCCCTGCTTGGATTCTATGAGGTCTTCGGGCGATTTCCAGTGTTCTTCCACGAATTTCTGGTCGATTTTGGGAATCAGTTCTGCAAATTCTTTGTCGGTGGTTCGGTCTAACCTGCGCAGCCAATCTTGATGCACTCCCGTATTAGGTCTGAACAACCTATTGGAGATTGCATGTTGGAGGTTTACGATGCTGGTGTGGTCGTACGCATACGATTTCACCTCGCCGCTCGGCGTCTCAAAGTCAAACCCGGTCTGCAAGGGCGGTCTAGGTCCAGAAGTGTTCTCGTCGTCTGCTGCTTCTGCCGCCTTCAAGTGTTCTTCTTCGGACACTCTAGCTTGCTTAATATAAAACTGGGTCGAAATCAAGGTCCTGTTGTCCCGATTGATCGGGGCAACTTCTTCGATAGGTTTCCGGACGAAAAAGTTTCCTTTGTACTGTCCGGCGCCGGCTACTATTTTCCTCTCGCTAAAGAAAACGTTCATAGTTCCGTTCTCCTCTAGGATGTCCAAGGCTTCCGGAACGACCTCCATCTCAAACGCTTTGTTGTCACTTTGGCAAAGGATCAACGTCAAAATTATAAACACGTTGGTTTCTCTGATCAAAATTGCCCACAACAAGAAAACACCTGCGTTTGAGACTGTACAGGCTGCAACTATGCATAGCAAAATGGTAGGGAGGCTGAGAGATAATGGTCCTCTAACCCCCTCAATAAACTTTGCTATTGGACCCTTGAAGCCCTGGAACCTGATTAGTTCTCTTAAATCGTTCATGTCAGCGAAACTAACTCTAGGTTTCCAGAAGCTCTGGGGTTGCATCAGGTAGAAAGCCAAATAGGTGAAGGATATCCTGAGAAACAATGGAATGGAGACGTACTCTGCTCTTTCCATCTTTTCCAGGTTTAAGGCCGCTTTTACCAAACGGTACGAGATATTTTGCGAAACATCCACTCTCAATTGATGTAACGCTAACTTCTCTTTCACGTACCGATCCCTCTGGTAGAAATTCACTATTTGAGGGAAACGAGGGTTGGAACGGTCACTATATTTCACCTTGGCGTTGAACCTCCTGCCCGCCCATCTACCGTAGTTGATTGAGGTAGAGTTGCCAAGCGGGGTCATCAGGGTGGCGTCGAGCATAGGCAGACCCGGGTCTAAGTTTGGGTGCATGTAAGGGTGTCCATTACCCCTGGCGTAAAAGACTACAGACCCATCATATACTTCTGCGACTCCTTCTCCGTCGCCAATGAAGTAAAACCCATTCTGTCTCGGGAAATCCATGCCTACTGCAACTATCGACGTCGATACTTTGTGGTCGCGCTCGATCGCGTCCATCAGCTTATTCCACTTAGCCCAATCAATGTACCAATGCATGTCCGAAAAGCAAAACACGACTCTCTCGATTTCTCTCTGATCCAATAAGTCGCTTAAAGTTTGCTTAAAATGAGCAAGGTCGAATTTCCCCTCTGTCTTCGCCCTCTCGCTCTTCGCAGGTTGGACACAGTTATGGGACACAGTGACATCAATACCATGGTCGATGAGCTCTGCACATCTCCTGTTGACTGCTGTCGTGTTGTGTTGCATATACTGACTGTCCGCAATGGTTACGTTCTGTCGGTAGCATAAGTAAGAAGCCCCAGCCGGTACTTTTCCGTTTCGGACTCTTTTCCCTTCCGGACTGAAATACGTGAACAGGTTCAAGATTGTCTCGAGTGAGTTGATCGTCTTAGACTGAACGTCCACGTAAAGTGTTTTCTCAGTTGTAGAAAACATTTCCGACTGGTATAGGTTGGCGAGCGTCCTAGACCCAGCATGCTCGCTATCGTTTGCCACTTGCATGAAGTACTCGCTGGGTTTTCCGTCGGTGACAGATGCTGCGTGGCCTTGCAGCTTGAGGCATTTCTGGAACCAAGTTCCTATGATCCCTTGAGCTTGGAGTTTCCTCGAAACTTTGTCTGCCCAACCTGCCACTCTAGGCTTGACT